TGCCGTAGACATTGGCGAAATTGGAAGCGTAGTCCTCGTTTCTGTTCTGCAACCAGTACCATTCCCAACGCATTTCGTCACCGACAGGCTGGAAAGCAATACGGTTTCTACGGTCTTTCATAATCTCGAACTGTTCTACGTCAGCACCCTCCGGCTTACCGTAGATATTCTCACCGAAGATTTCCTTCTCGGTAGGAATACGAAGCAAATCGAAGAAATCAGTGTTACCGATTCTCATACCAACCATGCGGCTCTTAATCTCGTCCGGGAAGCGGTCAAGGATTTCACCGTTGAGAGCGTGTCTCAAATCAGAATTGAAGTAGGAAATTTCCATACTACCCATTCTGTCGGGTGTCTTAAACATCGGGTACTCTTTAGAGAGACAATCCTTTGTGATGAACAGCATACCTTCGCTGGTTTCCTTCACAGCGATAGCTTCGATTTTCTCTCCGTCCTTGAGCTGGAAGCGAATCACATCGCCCACCTCGAACATTTCAACGTCAACGCTCATTTTTCTTTCTGCTAACATAATCGTTATCCTCCATTATTCTTCTGCGGATTCCGCAGTATTCTACACCCTTACATTTGCGGCGAAGGGCATACCTACAAGTTTCATTGTTCGGACAGGTGCGGCATAGACAATACACCTTCCGACACTTCACACATTTGTCTTGCATAATGTCACGTCCTAAAATCTGTCCGGGCTTCCCAGCTTTATCCCCGAACCACCACAAATGCCACATTCTACGCATTTGCGACATTTTCCAGTGGTGTTGGTTCAATCATCGTTTATACCTCGTGACGCTGTTACATATCGTCCTCAACTCGTTCTTATCGAGAGGAGGGTCACAAGCTACTGTGTTGGCATATAACAGCTCCTCGTAAATTTGGGGTTTACTGTAACCTTGATTGTGGAGCATACCAGCGAGGGAAGTGAGACAAATGTTGCGGCAACCGTCCGGGATTCGAGGGTAGACCGGGCGAAGTTTGATTCGACCCTCTACCACAGGTTCTTCCCAAACAGGTGTGTAAATCTTGTCTCGACCAACCATGACCTTGTTCGCATTTTCTCGGCTCTCCGGGAAGTATTTCTCTACTATGTAGTCAATCGCTTCTTGGTTCTCGACAATCTCATTGTAGAGGAGCGTATCACCTGTCATAATGAAATATCGAGCCGCCTTGTAAATCTCAACTCCGGCGAGGTTGTTCTTTCCCTTGAAGGGGAGAGTACCCCGAAGTATGATGTGGAAACCACGTCCACTTCGGGATTTCTCCGTATAGCTCTTGCATTTGCCGATAATATCAGCACCGAGGACACTCACAAAACCGTCTTCATCGAACCCATCGTCAATATCAATACCTACATAACCATTGTCATTAAAGACAAAGCCGCAGTAGTCATAATACTGGTTGTTTACAGATTCGAGAGCAGTCTCGAAATCAGACCATGTTTGAGGATTGGTGCTGGAAGCGGCTTCATTCTCATACGCTTTCATGGGAACTTTGCTACCGTCCAATGCACACACCCACTGATTCAATTTCTTTAATTCCTCGGGGATATTATCGTAGTTTCTCATATCAAACCTCTACATTTAGCAATCTTGAATTTGACCTTTTCAACCAGTTCCCAAATATTGTCTTGGGGAATACTTTTCTGCATGGAGACTTTGTAAACATTGTCGGGAATAGTGTCTCCCTTACTGTAAACAGCGAGAATAATTTCTCTATCTCTGTCGGAGAAAGACTTCAACGCTCTGTCACACGCAATCCAATTTTTCTTATCCACATCGCTACGAAATTTGGGATTTGGAACTCTCGCATAGAATTTCAAGCAGTGGTGAACATAATCGTTGAAATAGTTCTTTTTCATTATCGCTTTCCTCCCTTTTTAGGCTGTTCCTTAATTTCCTCACCCTCGAAATACCACTTCTTGTCTACGCAGATAGGGTAGTCGGGCTTATCGGACTTCACCAACACACCAGTGTCGATAATGTGCTGTGCCGCAGATACCGACAGGCTGTTCTTTACGAAATCCTTACCGCTCTTGAGTAGGGAATTAACTCTACCGTTCGTGCTTTTCAACTTAAACATAGGTTATACCTCCTTGTTTTTCTCAAATTTGATACCGCAGTTCTCGTAGACGAACTCCTTGTATTGTTCAAGGGTCATATCGCCATCGGAAAAACTTTGGTACTCGTCCAATAGTGCTTCTGCCAGTTCCGGGAGACGCTTCTTCATTCTCCAACCGTATTTGTCGTGCATGACTTTTACCGGGAGAGCGAGAAGCAATATCATAGCGGCTTCAATCGCTGTGTCGGTAGCGTCTTCCTTCATTTTGGTAATATCACTCTGCTTCATATTCAAAACAGGGTCTTTCTTTACAGGTAGACCTTGCTTTTTAGCTCTGCGTCTCTCCGCTCTGTTCATCAGTTACCCTCCTACATGGTGAATTACAAATGATTCGTCCACTCTTGCATTTAGGTACGAGCATGAACCACAGGTCAGCGTTTACACAGTAAACCATCTGCTGAACCAGCTCTCGGATTTCCCATTGAGCTTTGCTACACAATCTCTCATTTGCCATGTGGATAAGCTCTCTCAAATTGCAAGAGAGGTAAAGAGAAGTCTCACAGGCATTAGGGAGAATGTAGCGAGCGTCCTCATTAGGAACTCCGGCATTTTGCATTTGCTTGTACCACGATTCGATACCGCTCACATAGGTGTCAAACAGGTCTTCGGTAGTGCCGGGGCGAACGTACCCGAAACCGTCCTCGGAGCAATATCTTTGGCTACGCTGGGTAAAGCTACAATGTCTGTGTCTCACGAGCTGGTGAGAACAGGCACGAGAGATACCCTCAATCTTAAAGGTGAAGTAGATATGCTCGAAGACACTGTGGTGTCCGTTGCGGTACAGGTGCTTCACCAGTCCGAGAGGATTCTTTGGGTCGCTGTCATAACAGATACTCGCTATCTTGGCGATAGTTTCGATAGGATTCTCCGTAGCTTGAATCAATGTTACCTTCATACTTACACCTCCAATACATGAGAAGCGAGCATATCAGCGTGGTGCGTCCACAAGACACTTGCGTATTTATTCACAGCTCTTGTATAATCTCGCCATTCTTCTTTTTCTACAAATGCTCCCATGTGGTATCTGATACACAGGATTTCTTCCTCTGTCAGTCTCATGTGTTCTGCCAGTAACATCACTGACTTATCACCATGTCCACGAAGGAGAGGGGCTTCGTTATATCTGAAACCGTCCATTTCGGCAACGTAATTGTCCATCTTACAGAGGTCATGGAACATACCCACGATGTACGGACTACGTTCGTTTTTCCATGGAATGTCGTTCTTTTCGGTAAGCTCTACGAGGAACTGTGCAACCGTTAGGCTGTGGTCGAAAAGACCTCCCTCATACGAACCATGATACTTTGTACTTGCCGGAGCTGTGAAAAACCCTCGGTTAATCAGCTCACAGCGAAATTCATCGGAGACCATACCGCCCATGAATTTATCAAATGCGGCTACTCTATCTGCCTGTGTCATACGTCACCCTCCTCTCGGTGAAGACTACGTTCTGCGTCAAATCCATCGGGGTAACGCTTACGGAGCTTATCTACGTTCATTTGGAGAATCGTCTCGAGGTCATACCCGATAGCATAAGCACTCACAGCGAGATACCACGCTACGTCTCCGAGTTCCTTTGCGAAATGTTCCTTGTCCAGCTCGTGACCTTGGAACAGATATTTCTTAACCATGTCGGCACATTCCCCGGATTCTCCGCAAAGACCGAGAACACCGTTCACAAACATGGGATATTGATTACTCATACCGCTTGCGGTTCGTAATGCTTCCTTCTGATATTCATTTGGTGTCATACCTTAACCGCCTTTCCTCCGAGTTCGATATACTTCTTCATATACCAATCGGCTTTTTGCATATCCTCCTCGCCATTCTTATAGACCGCTCTCTTGCGGTACTTCCACACATTCAGTAAGCAGAAGTGCATAACTGCGGTCTTGCCGAAAATGGCTACCATTTCGTCAATACACTCCATCGCTCCTTCTTGGCAGTAATGGGAAGGGTGATTGATTTTATCTTCCATGTGCTACCTCCTTGATATGTAGGGAGAGGAGAGAACCTCCCCTCCCAATATTCATTAACCCAACAGACTATCGAGGTCTAACCCCTTACCAGCGTTTGCCGCCGGAGCGGAAGCGGTAGGAGCTGGGGCAGTAGCTTTAGGAGTAGCAGTCTTACCACCACGACCCATACTCATAGCACGAGCGACAGGTTCGGTGTCGAAACCATCAGCCGGGTACTTATCACCGAGATTAGCGAAGGTAACGGTCTTGGTAGGGTCGTTACGGTTAGGCTGTTTGGTGTGAGTAACTTCGGCTCTGATATAGTGGTCGATAAGTTCTTCCGGGTCTACATCTTCGAGACCGTAATCGTTCATCGCAGTTTTAGCGAAGTAGGAGAACGCATTGAGAGCCTTTTCGTTGTATTCATCGTTCTTGTCCTTGATAGAGAAACGCTCTGTGTGGGTTGCTCCTGTTGCTGTTACCATCTTGACCTCGATTCTACCGAAGTCCTCGTCATAGCTTGCGTCATAAATGCGGAAAACGTATTCACCCTCCGGGATTACTACGAAACCGCTCGTCATAGGGATTCTTGCCATTTTATTTATCCTCCTTTTTAATTGCACTCACCGTCATACGGTAAGAAGTGTCCTGTGTTACAGTAGCGTATTTATCGAATACACCATCGGCTTTAAGAGCTTCCTCGTTGTAGGTAGTAACGTCCTTGACGGAACGTGCCAGCGACCAAACATAAGAGCCGCCCTTAACCTCAACCTTCTTATCACCGTCTCGGAACTGCGACATAGCGTGTTCCTTGATAATGTCATTGATTTTCTTGAGACGCTTTTCCTTATCCTTGATAGAAGCGGCTACCTCGTCCACTTCCTTCTTGAGACCTTCGGCTTCGGCAATCAGAGCGTCAATGTCGGTCTCGGGAGCAAGCGTGTTGGTACGGAGAGCTTTGAGGATTTCAGCGTCCTTCTTCTCGTCATAGACAGGGGAGATACCAGCGTCTACATATTCAGACCACCACTTCTCAACCTGTGCCACCTTGTCGGCAAAATCCGGGTATCTTTCGGAAACCTTGAACTCTACCGTAATGGTGTTTTTGATGTTAGGAACATACTTGGAAGGGTCTTCGTAATCCTTTTCCTCAAGGAAGGAAGCAACCATGATTACGTTGTCCACACCGAGCAACCATGCGTACAATGCCGCCTGTAAAGCGTAGTATTCGGGAGCGTCATTCTGCCAGTCCTCAATACGCTTTGTGGTCTTCATTTCGAGTACGGTATCAACAACACCGTCTTCGTCAACTCCGAGGTAATCCCACATACCGCCCAAATGAGGACTGTCCGGGAAGAAGTCACCCCATGTCTTATTGAAGTAGTCAGCACCGTATCTGTCGGTAGGAGTAATCAAATCCATACCATAGGACTTCTTCATGTAGTCAGCCTGTTTAGGTTCGATTGTCTTACCAGCTACGGTATAAATCGTGTCCTCAAAAGGAAGCTCGAAGGTCTTTGTGATTGCACACCACATTTCAAATGCGGTAGACCATGGATTCAACCCGAGGATAGTAGCGAAACGAGTACCTGTGATTTTCTTCGTTCTCTTTGGAGGGGTAATCTGAATACGATTACCCTCGAGCCACTTAATATCTGCCATTATTCAGCTCCTCCTTCCAACATAGCTGTGATTCTCTGAATCAGAGTTTCACAATCGGACTTGCTGATTACGGTAAAGCCCTGTGTCTCAACAGCGATTTTCGCAATCATTTCCTCCTTGTCGGGCTGTGCGTCCTTGAGCTTCTTCAACACTCCCTTGAGACCTTTAATCTGCAAAGCAGTAGCGTTGTCTGCCGGAGCGGTGAGTTCCTGTTTTACCTCGGCTCTCTGCTCGGGTGTAGGCGGAGCTTTCTTCTCTGCCGGAGGAGCGACAGGAGCGGTAGCATTAGGATTGTTGGTGTTGTGGTCGATAGTAGGCTCGATTTCATCGTTTACACAAATGTCCATCGCAATCTGATACAGATAACGTCTCATGTAGGTGACAGAAGAACCGAGAGCTTGCATATCGTTTGTGACCTGTTTACCAGCGTTGCTTACGATAGGAGCAATCTGATTAAAAGGCATTGTGAACGGAATAGTTTCGTCCGGGTTGTCGGTGTTCACGATAGTGAGGGTAGCCACTGTATCGGTGAAGCTGTCGAGTGCGATAAGACCAATCTCATTGAAGATGTGGGTCACAGTAGGAACAATGTCCTTGAGTTCAAAATACTTAAAACTCAACTGCATATTCTTACCGCTCTGATTGATGTCGGACATGAGGAACTTCTCACGAGCCATAATCAACTTCTGATACACATTAAGGGTTGCTGTTTCTTTCTTGGTTGTTGCCATTTCTTTCTTCCTCCTTGTGGATTTGGTTTTTCTTTCGGGCTTAATACCCATAAAGTCATTTACACGCTTCTTCGCCATTTCGATGTAGAAGGACTTGTCCACATCTGCGATAGTGAGCTGATTATCGTTGTCGATAATACAA